TATTGGTGCAAAAGATAACGTGCTTCTTCACAAGCATGTCTTCCCAGCCGAAACAGCAGTTCAAGCTTTACTTACATGTAAAGTTGTATTTGACCATGTGTTTTCACCACAGCAGAAAAAGCATTACATCACAACTATAGCTATGGCTATTGGTACAGCTCTTGAGGCTGAAGCACAGATGGAATACTACGAGCAAGAAGCACCAGCTTTACTAGCTACACTTAAGAAGAATTACTGGCATCAAGCCAAAGGAACAGAATATAAACGTAAGTGCATACAAACACTTATGCACAAACAGAACATAACACCTTGGATTCGTTGGGACAAAACAACCAAGGTCAAGGTCGGAACCTTTCTTATGGATTGCCTTATGGAAGTTTCTGGTTGGTTTGAAAGAGATCTTATTGTTAAAGGTAGAAAAAGATATGCAGTATTAAATCCCACCGAATTATTAGTAAAACAACATGCCGAAATCATGCGAATGGCTGAGTTATTCAGTCCACTTGCTAAGCCTATGCACATCCCTCCACGTAATTGGCACGCTCTCCAAGATGGTGGTTATTATCTAAACGATTTGACACGTTGCCATCAATTAATCCGTAGGAGCAATGGCGGGTTAATACAGGGAGAAATCCCCTACGAGTTTATTAACAAAATTCAGAAGGTTTCTTATAAGCTAAACCCTTTTATAGTAAAGGTAGCGAAGGAATTGGAAGAGAGAGGAGTTAGCGTAGGTAAATTTAGACCTGTTATCCAACATGAAATACCTCCCAAGCCTCCAGAGGATGCGAGCAAGGACGTGTGGAAGAGTTGGAAAAAAGAAGCAACTATAGCAAGAAACTTGCAGGCTGCCGAAGTACGTAAGTCCTGCCGTACTCGTATGACAATGGAAGTTGTACGAGAGTTTGAAGGTAAAGAATATTTTATCCCTTGGAGTTTTGACTACAGAGGTAGAGCATATCCAATACCAAACCTCTTGACACCACAAGACACTGACTTTGGAAAGAGTTTAATCTTGTTTAGTAAAGGTGCAAAAATAACTAAGAAGGGTATGGATTGGATAAAGTTCCAACTTGCTACGACGTATGGTTTAGATAAAGCAACTATGCAAGAGAGGTTGGACTGGATAGAGAAGGGAGAGAACAGAGAGTTAGTACATCGTGTATGGTCTGACCCAATCGCTAACATCGCTGACTGGGAAAATGCAGACGAACCATGGATGTTCTTAGCTGCATGTGTTGAGTGGTACGAATTGTATTACGAGCACAGGGATGAGACTCACTTGCCAGTAGCAGTAGACGCTACATGTAGTGGTCTTCAGATTCTCGCTGGTCTCGCCAAGGACGCCTCCACTGCTCGCATGGTAAATGTTATTGGGAGCGAAAAGCCCCAAGACGCCTATGCAACCATCGCTTCAAGGAGCATGGAGGCAATCCCTGATCGGCTAAAACCCCACTGGGATAGGAAGGTTACTAAGCGTTGTGTGATGACTATTCCATATAACGCTAAACCTTTCTCTAACCGTTCCTACATTAGAGATGCCTTCAAAGAGAAAGGTGTAGACGTAGATAAAGAAGAACTTACTTTATGTGTATCTGCTGTTAGGCAGGCAATGGAAGTTGTCGTTCCGGGAGCGATGCGCGTAATGAAATGGATAGAGACGGAGATAGCTCGAGCAATAAAAGCTGGAGCTGATGAAATTAGATGGACAACACCATCTGGTTTCAACGTTAAGCAAAGACTAATGAAAACTAAGTCGACAGTTATAAAAACACAGTTAATGGGTAGATGTGAAATACATGTATCAGGAGCTGAAACAGGAGTAGACCTCAAGCATCACAAGAATGCTACTGCTCCTAACCTGATACATTCACTTGATGCAAGTCTTCTGCACATGGCTGTTATGAACTTCAATGCACCTATTGCGTTGATACATGATTCAGTTCTATGTAGAGCTACTGATATGTGTAAACTGTCCACCTTGGTACGTAAAACTTACATGACTCTGTTTGCAGAGCATGAACCACTAACCGACTTTGCCCTAGCAATAGGAGCTGAAGAACAACCACCGATTATTGGCGACTTACAACCAGAAGCCGTAATTGATTCACAATATTTTTTCTGTTAATGAGAAACATACATGTCACCCCAGAACCTGTAACCCTTGAAGGTTTTCAGGCTGTGTTGAAGCCAAGTAAGTTTGGCTATTCATTAAAAGCTGTAGTAGGAGAAGATTTAATTTCTACGCTAGAGACTGAAAGAGAGGACTGCCTAAAGTGGGCAGAGAGTAAACTTAAAAACCCAAAGAGATCGACACTAAAACCTACACCATGGGAAGAGGTATCGAAAGGTAAGTATCTAATCAAGTTTTCTTGGTCAGATGAAAAGAGACCTCCAATTGTTGATACTGAAGGTACGCCAATCAAGGACGAGACTACACCAGTTTATTCAGGCAGCAAGGTTAAGCTTGGATTTACTCAGAAACCATACATACTAAGAGATGGCGTAACCTATGGCACATCACTCAAGTTATCTGGAGTACAGATAGTAAGTGTGCAGTCAGAGGTAGGTGTAGACACAGGCGATCTTGATGATCAAGGAGCTGCTGAATTGTTTGGTAGCACTGCTGGATTCAAGACACAAGAACCAAACGTGACACCTGATACGACACCAAGCTCAGTAGAAGACGACTTCTAATGGCATTTCGATCAGGACTTGAAGAAAAAGTAGCTGATCTATTAGTAACGTTGGGCGTTGACTATGAGTATGAGGAAACGTCCTACCCTTACACTATTCAACACAGCTATACACCTGATTTTGTATTACCAAATAACGGTGTAATCCTAGAAGTGAAGGGATATTGGGACCCTCCTAGTAGGCGCAAGATCAGACAAGTCATAAAAGATAACCCAAAGATAGACCTTCGCATGGTATTTCAAGACCCATATAAAAGGATTTCTAAGAAAAGCAAAACAACCTATGCGAAGTGGTGTGAACGATACGACATTAAATGGTGCGCTGCACACTGCATACCAGTTGATTGGTTGAAATGACAGCAGAGTTTTTAAGACATGAGCCATGCGAAGTGTGTGGCTCTTCAGATGCGAAAGCTATATACAGCGACGGAAATACTTTTTGTTTTAGTTGTCAAAACTTAACGAGAAGCGACGACGATAATCACACACATAACATGCCCACAAATGTGCAATTCAAAGGATCAGCCCAAAGGCTGCATAAACGAAAAATCAGCGAAGCAACCTGCCAACACTACAGAATATACAGAGACGGAGAACTTCTCCGCTTCCCTTATTTCAGCAGCGATAAGACACTTCGAGGATTCAAAACCAAAAGCAAGCTAAAAGAGTTTAAGTATGAAGGAACTACTACTGACACTTTATTTGGTCAGTCTCTTATTCCTTCTACTGGCAAACTTATCATTGTCTATGAGGGCGAACTCGATGCTGCGTCGGGCTGGGAGGCATACCCAAACTGGGCGCATGTCTCACTTCCTCATGGCGCAGCGTCGGCGAAGAAAGACATACAAAAACAACTCCAGTTATTCCAAGGTTATAAAGAGATTATTCTCTTCTTTGACAAGGATGAAGCAGGGAAGAATGCTACGGAGCAGGTGGCTGCTCTCCTACCAAGTGGGAAAGTCAAGATTGCTCACCTTCCGGATCCGTACAAGGATGCTTCTGACGCTCTCATGGCTGGAGATGGAGAGGCGATTAGAAAAGCTATCTGGAACGCATCGCCGTATCAGCCGGATGGTATCGTCGATGGTAAATCGCTTCTGGAATTAGTCACTAACCCTAGTCCTCCATGTGACTTTGAGTATCCATTTGCAGGACTGCAAAGACTTACTCATGGTTGTAGATACGGAGAGCTAACGGTAATAAGTGCAGGAACAGGTCAAGGTAAATCAACCCTGACAAGACAGTTGGCGACTCACTTTTTAGATAAGGACGAGCGTGTAGGATACATTGCTCTGGAGGAATCAAATAGAAGAACAGCTTTAGGCTTGATGTCTGTAGCTACTGGTAAAGCATTACATCTTGGAGA